CCTCAACGGACGGCGAACCGTTTTAAGAGTGTTTGCGATTTAAGCGCATGAAAATACCCAAGTGGAACAAGTACCCACGGCGGGGGAGATAATCGAAAATTCAGAAACAAGAAATGAAAAAACAGCTATTTTACCCGCCATTGGCGGACGAGTTTACAAAGTTCGGCGACAAATTCGAGAAATCGCCCATAACGAAGCCAACGGAATGTATTGCTACAAGCGTACCACATCCGATGGGCTGACCTACTACGAAGTGTTCAGAGCACCCAAAGCAAAAGACGGGGACGGTAACGCCTACGAACGCTATCCAAGCACAGCGCAATTCGGATTCGGTTCGGCTCTTTGCCTTCGGGGTGATGAACGACACACCGCTGACAAGATCGCCTTCTATATGGTAAACGGGTTCGAGGCGGGCAGATTTCGCGTGTGATATGACAAGATGAGGCGAAGAACAGGATAGACGGGTATAAATCCCGCCTATCCTCGAAAGCAAGGGCCGTAAACTGTTCCCCCGCACTTTGATTCTCGACAAGTCAAAGGTACGAAAAAACGGGGATAATGAGCAGGATAAGACCAAAGGAAAAACGAAGGGGCGGGGCAAGGGATGATAGCACGCTGACAATAGGATTGAATAAGAAAGAACTTGTAGAGTTGCTGGAGCGTACCCGGCGCAAGTGCGAGGAGTACGAACGCAGACAGAGGTTCGCAATAAAAGATAAACTATTGAATATTAAAATGTTATGAAAAAAGAAACCAAAATCTACACGGCGCATTGCATCCGGAATCAAATCGCCGCCGGAGGGTCCGGCGACTGGCAGATTCGTTTGGGGGAATACATCGTATCATTGCAATACGTGGATTGCCCCGGCGATGGCTTCTTGGGCCGTCTTGCGTCTTTGGCGGGGCGTGTCCCGCAGCGTTTAGTCGCCGTTGTATATCAGAGAAATCGAGACGGCCAGATCAACGCCATCCGGCAAATATCGGTTCCAGCAAAGGGCGCAAGCATTACTACTGACAATGCGACGGTTTTGAAACTGTTCGGACATGACGGACGTTACGGACGTTTATGCGGCGTTGAGGTCTCCAAATCGAAAGGTCCCTATTTTCTTGGTGGTAAATGGGGGCGCATATCTGCCACCCAGCCGATCCGCCCGGACGAGCAGAACCGGGGAATAACCCAGGACACGGAGCGCTGGATGAGCATGAAATAATTATCGACTATTTAATCCATATAGAGAAGTATGGCACAGAATGAAATACATAAGATCATAACGATAGAGTTCAAAAATTCGGAACTTATCGACAAAATGCGAGAGGCGCAGAATGCTATAAAGGCACTCAATACCGAAACCAAATATCTGAAAGAGGACCTGAATGAGTATCGCCAGCAGCTCAAATCCGGGGCTATCTCGCAAGACCAGTTTGATCGGATGATGATTAAGACCAAGAACGAGATAATCAAAAACGATCAGGCTGTAATTAAATACAAATCGGATATTAAAGCGTACACTCGTGAACTTCAATCCAATATCCGCCAAGATAAGGAGAAGATCGGCTCCCTGAATCAACTGCGGTCGTCCGTAAAGTCTTTGACTGCGGAATACAATAATTTGAGCGCCGCAGAGCGTGGAGGAGTCCGGGGGAAAGAAATCGTGCGGCAGATTCAGAAAACAACGGCCGAGATCGCCAGGCAGGAAAATGCACTCCGTAATTATCATATCGGCGTCGGTAATTACGCTGGAGGCATTCAAAAAGCGTTTGTTAAGATCGGGGCGGCGTGGATGGCTATTCGTTCGGCGTTTAGTCTGTTCCGGAATAGCTTTAACACGATTAAAGATTTTGAGCAGGCGAATACCAATCTCGGAACAATATTGGGTGCCACCAAAGAGGAAATGGATAAACTGCGAGAATCAGCACTTGAACTGGGGCGGACAACTGAATACACTGCCTCACAAGTTACACAGTTGCAAACTGAATTGGCAAAATTGGGATTCGGTCCGGAATCCATTCAGGCGATGCAACAACCGATTTTGAATTTCGCAACAGCCGTAGGTGCAAAACTTCCGGATGCCGCAAAATTGGCCGGTGCGACTTTGCGAATTTTTGGATTGAGTGCCCATCAAACCGAAGATGCCTTAGATGTCCTCGCTTTGTCTACTAATAAATCGGCTCTTTCATTTGAATACTTGAATACGGCGTTATCAATCGTTGGTCCTGTTGCCAAGACGTTCGGATTCTCCGTGCGTGATGTAACGGCCCTTCTCGGGTCATTGGCAAATAGTGGCTTCGATGCTTCCAGCGCAGCGACAGCAACCAGAAATATTTTATTAAATCTTGCTGATACTAATGGCAAACTGGCGAAGTCTCTCAACGGTCCGGTTAAGTCATTGCCGGAATTGATCGACGGATTAAAAAAGCTACATGCACGGGGCATTGACCTTGCCGGAACGCTTGAACTGACCGATAAACGGAGCGTTGCGGCATTTAATACTTTCTTAAATGGTGCTGATGATGTGAAGGAATTACATGATGCGTTGCAAGATGTAGACGGAGCAGCTAAAAGCATTGCCGAAGAACGATTAAATACTGTTGAGGGATCAATCAAACTATTGCAAAGCGCCTGGGAAGGACTTGTGCTGTCATTTTACAATAGCAAAGGCACGATTAAGTCCGTTATTGATATACTGACGAATGGGATAGAGGGGATCAGCAATTTGCTAAATCCGGATGCCCAAAAGAACAAACAAAAAAATCTTTTCCTCGATGAATTTATGAATGTATATTCTGCCGAAGGAGAAGATGCGCTGAATCGGAATATTCAAATCGGGTTGAAGTATTGGGGCGATCAATATGAAGAAGCCCGGAAACGCTATGCCGGAAGCGGAGGTCTTTTTGGTAAATCCGAATTTGATATTACCGAAACGATGTATAAGGCATTTATCGCTGCTGGAAATGAAGCTCTCGACAATGTGCAGAAACTCAAAAAAGAACAAGAAGATTTAGCGGCACAGACAGAAGATAATGGTGAGAAAATCACTACGATAACTGAAAAAGAGTTGAAAGCACGCCAGCAAGCCGCCAGGACACAGCTCGATTTAGAGAAGCAATTATCAAAATCCATTCTTGAACTTAGACAAGCGAGCCTTGAAAAAGACCTGGAACTTTCCCGGCTTCGCTTTTCGTGGGAACGCCAAGAGTTGGAAAACAAACTCAAATACGACAAAACGCTGACTGCGGAATCTCGGGAAGCTATAAACAAGCTAATCCTGAATATGGAGGAACGCAGGTATAAGGAAGAATCCGAAATTCGCCAGCGTTGGAGCGATAAGGAGCTCGAGGAAGAAGCCCGCAATGCGGAGAACAGGATCAAGATGCGGTTTAATGCACAAAATAAATTGCAGACTATCCGCCAAAAAGAAGCACAGTTACTTAATTATGACATTCTACACACATCCGATCCGAACAAGGATATTGAGAAAAATGCCGCCAAAATGGATATTGCGCAGCAACAAATGGATGCTGCACAAAATAAACTTTCCGAAATACAATCAATGAGTGAGGAAACATATACGGCTCTCTATGGCGGTGTTTTGGAATGGCGTAATGCTGAACTTGACGCACAAAAGGCCGTTGCAGAAGCCAAACAGCAGGTCAACGACATACAACTGCAAGGCATTAAGTTGCAAGAAAAAGAAACGCAGATGTCTATTCAAAGCGCACAACAGATGGTCGGTGCGTTGGAAGAACTTGCCGAAGCCGCCGGGGCTGATGCGGGGGTTGTCGCAATGTTGGCAATCGCCGAATCGGCCGCTGCGATGGGAACGGCGTTACACAAAGCATTTTCATCTTCCGCTACCGTTTGGGATGGTATTGCCGGGGCGGTAGCTGCAATTTCGACCATTACGACCATAATAACGCAAATTAAATCGCTCAACAGTTCCGCAGAAGAAGAAAGAAGTAAATACCGATACGCCTCCGGCGGCCTTGTCACGGGCCCGGGCACCGGAACTTCGGACAGCATCCCCGCAATGTTATCCAACGGCGAGGCCGTGATGACCGCCCAGGCTGTCAACGACTGGGGCGCAATGCTCTCAGCCATGAACGTGGCAAGCGGCGGAAACGCCATCCAGGTATCGAATCTTCCCCAGCGCAACGACGGAATGAGAGGGATGAAAGCGATGATCCGTGAAGCTATGCTTGAAATGCCGGCGCCCATTGTTTCGGTGGTTGACATCAACAAAGGGCAGAAGCGGGTCAAGGTTCAAAACAGCCTCGGAAAATTAGGTCGAAAAAAATACGAATAATAACATGAATACCCCTAATAAGAAAGTGGGCCGCCCTCGTGCATATACCCCCGAAGCTCTTGAAGCCAAGTTCGAAGAGTATGTCGAATGGGTGAAAGCGAATCCGCGATACAGCAACAAGGTATTGGCCGACGGCTCTGTTATTCCCGTACCTTACGAACGACCGCTGACACTTGTAGGATTCTGCGTGTTCGCGGATATTGTAGAGAATACTTTCCGGGAATACGAAAAGCAGGATGAATTTTTGAGCGTGTGTGCACGCGTGCGCGCGCGAATCGAATCCGATCAGTTGGAGGGAGCTATGTGCGAGCAGTACAACCCGACGATTGCGTCGCGTGTCCTTCATCTTGCCGACCGCCAGGATGTGACAACCAACGGCAAGGCGATAACGGCCGCAATACAGCCTATTTCCGTGGTCCTCGATCCCGAAGCTGCCAAGATCATCCAGTCCATAGGCAAAATGACAGTAGCAGTAAAGGAATGACGGGGCACGCTGCGTGTGATGATGCACGCCACCGAATAACGACGAAATGACGAGAGCCGGGATAATTCTCGGCTCTCTTTGTCTTTTATCGGGCGCATTTGCCCGTTATTTGCGCTTTGGGATGCTGAAATTTCGACGATCTATCATTAGGTAGAGTTGTGCCACCCGAAGATAAAAAGCCGTTAAATAGGGATTGTTCGCCTTAACGATCGGGAATAGATCGATGACACTACGCAGGGACAGCGTTCGGCTCTTAGCTTTATTCCGGCTTACAAATTAGGCTTGTTCTATTGGTGTAACTTCGTCCGGCAAAAATTCTTCGAAGATACCCGAACCAACCGAGCACACTAACTTACCGTCAGATGTTATTTCCGTGACTTCCATTTGGCGTCCAGTTTTTTTGTCTACCACGATAGGAGTTTTGTTAATGTTTTGGGCCTTTTGGGTGCCTTTGCGCTCTGAGAACGTATTCTTATGGTTTTTGCCGTTTGATTCCGGGTTATTTATTTTCTGCAATTCTTTCAAGATGTTTTCTTGCAACTCAATACTTCGGTTTATTTTCCAATACCAGCAAAAAAGTTCTCGAAATAGAAAGAACACCAGAATAGTTATTAGTAAAGCGAAGAGTAAAGCATATAAATTCATAGCTCGAGATTTTTAAGTTCGATTAATAATATAATAAACTAAATCAAATATATACGCATTGATTCAGCTGGGAGAGGGTTACCCCTCGTATCCCTCGTAATAGTACGACTGTTCGATACCTTTGAAAATAACCTCCCGATCATCCGTGCGGTCGGTTAATGCCTGGCTGAGCAGCGCGCGTAATTCAAGGTCATTTATTGGACTGCGTTCCATCGCCTGAAGGTATAAATCTTTGTCTACCTTCTGCCATTCCACAACTCGCCGGAGACGCTTTTTCAGCATCATATCGAGCCATATCCGGGTGGCCCGGCCGTTGCCCTCCATGAACGGGTGGGCGATGTTCATTTCGACATATTTTGCGATGATCTCCTCGAAGGTTGTTTCCGGCATCTGCTCGATTACCGGAAGTATCGCGCCCAAGTAAAGGCAATTTGCAAAGCGAAAGCCACCCTTTGCAATGTTCAGCGTTCGAATCTTTCCGGCGAAGTCGTACAACCCACCGAATAGATAGCGGTGAATCTCACAAAGCCCGGCCACGGTTCCGACCTCTATGTTGTTGATGTTCCCCGATTCGAAAAGGGCGTGCGCCTGTTTTAGGCTCTGGGCGTCTATTTGGTCTGTTTTCTTTCCCATATTATTTCTTTTCCTTTACCTCCAGCACCGTCCCGCATTTCGGGCAGGTGATCGTGTTAGATTTGGGGGTGAACAACTCGGACACCTCTACATCTAATATTGAGGCAATTTCTTGTAGTCTTTTCAATGGAGGGTTTCCATTATCTCCTATCGCAATACTTAATCCGGTTTCTGTCATTCCAAGCCGGGCCGCCAGTTCTTTCGCGGTCATTCCCTTCTCTTTAAGTATCTCTTTAACTCTCATTTTAATATCGTCTGTTTATCGTTTTCTTCGACAAATGTAATAACAATTAAATAATCCGCAAAAAATTTTAGTGAAAATTTGATTTTTGTGCGCAAAATATTTGGATTTAATCAAAACGACATTTATATTTGCATCAAGAAATCAAAACATCAGTTAAACCATGAAAGCAACCTATAACAAATCGAAGATCATGCGCAACGCCTGGTATCTGAAAAAGTCGCAGCCGTTGATGACCTTTTCGGCTTGCCTGCGCAAGGCTTGGCGCAACGAGAAAATGGCGGTGATGACGGCGATAATCGAAAACCGCCCGATGGAGGAGCCGAAACGCCCCGTCCTCGATCCGCTCCCGCTGATAATCCCGGCCGACTACTACGGAGACAGCAGAACTTATTACGGAGACTAACGGCAACTTGGGGCGGCCTCAACAACCGCCCCATAAACCCGAAAAACAAGTTAAACCAACAGTTTAATGCGAGTTATGAAAAGAAACGATTTGCAAATGATTATGCGCCGGGCGTGGGTGATAGCCCGGACAACGGGCAAGGCATTCGCCGTTGCTCTTGCGAAATCGTGGCAGCTGTACCGGCTTGCAAAGCG